ATGGAAACTTTGGCGATCAAGACTATCGGGCAGGTGTTACCGCTGACGGCTTCTTCTGACGCCGGCCGCGAGGAGGTCTGCGACACGCACGGCCCGTACCTTGCGCGCCAGGTGCTGCGCGGCCGGTGGACCACTTGCCGCGCGTGCGTAGAGGAATCGCATGCTGCCGAGGCCCGCGCGCGCAGTGAGCAGCTCGCTCGCCAGCGCCGCGAGGCGCGCACCCGCCAGCTGATCGGCCGCGCTGCCATCCCGGAGCGTTTCCGCGATCGCACGCTGGACAGCTTCGAGTTGCACTGCGATGGCGCCCGCTACGCGCTGTCGGTCGCCCGCGACTATGCCGACACGTTCGCCCGCCGCCTGGAGCAGGGTTCCAGCCTGATCTTCTGCGGCAGCGTCGGCTCCGGTAAGACGCATCTGGCCTGCGGCATTGCGCGCCGGGTCATCGAGGCCGACCGCATGGCCGTATTCACGTCGGTGCTGGCTGCGGTGCGCATGATCAAGGAAACCTGGCGCAAAGACAGCGAGGACACCGAGAGCGCCGCCATCCAGCGTTTGGTGGAGCCGGACCTGTTGATCCTCGACGAGGTGGGCGTGCAGTTCGGTAGCGACACCGAGAAGCTGCTGATGTTCGACATCATCAACGGCCGGTACGAGCAGATGAAGCCGACGATCGTGATCAGCAATCTGGCCGCGCCGAAGCTGGGCGACTTCCTGGGCGAGCGCGTGCTGGATCGCCTGCGTGAGGGCGGCGGGCGCGTGGTTCCGTTCGACTGGCCCAGCTACCGCCGGAGCGTGCCGGCATGAGCGGCGTCATGTTCGTTGTTCCTGGCGTGCCGATCGGCAAAGGCCGCCCACGCGTGTCGACGATCGCCGGGCGCGCCCGCATGTACACGCCGGCCAAGACCGCCAACTACGAAAGCCTCGTCGCGCACGCTGCGCGCGTTGCCATGGGCCAGCAGGGGCTGATGCTCGGCGCAGCTCAAGTTGTTCTCGATATCGCCGTGCCGGTGCCGGCGTCGTGGTCGCAGAAGAAGCAGCGCGCGGCGCTGGCCGGCGAGGTTCGCCCGACCGGCAAGCCCGACATCGACAACACCTGCAAGGCCATCTTCGACGGCATCAACCAGGTTGTATGGCGCGACGACTCGCAGGTCGTGAGCGTCACCGCAATCAAGCGCTACGCCGCGGTGCCGGGCGTGAGAGTGCACATCACCGAATTGGGAAAGGAGACCTAGGATGCATTACCAACTTCCCCCGTTGCCGGAGCCCGCGCTGAAGCGCATGCCGACCGGCAACGTGTATTTCACGCCGCAGCAGATGCAGGAATACGGCCAAGCTGCGCGTGCTACTGCGATGGAGGATGCGCGTGGCGTCGCGGAAGGGCGTGCGGCAACCGCCGTCAACGCGCGCGACGATCAAGGCGCACTCGCGGCCGAAGAAATTGCGGACCGCATCGGCTCGATGATCGAGGTCGAAGCAGCCTGCCAGAAACGTGCCGAGGTTCACGCGTGAGCCACGCTGTCCCGATGACCGCGCCAGTCACCAACGCGTCGCCGCTTGGAGCCGCGCCGCCCACGGTGCGCAACTGGCAGCGCGCTGCCCTGGTCACTAACCCCGCGATGCGGCAGGCCGTCGCCCGCTGCGAAGAACTCACCCGCGCGCCGTCCCTGATCGGCCGCGAAACCCTCACCCAATCGGAGCCCGCATGAACCAGCAGCCGTTGTTCAAGACCACCCACGACGCGCTCACCTTCGCGTTCGCATACTCGGGCCAGCAGTACGACCGTTCGGCGATGGCCCGCGCCATGGTCGGCGCTACACCCGCTGGCAAGGGCCTGTCCGGCGTCGATGGTGCGGGCCAAGCCGGCATGATCCGCCGCAAGGTGGCATCGCTTGGCCCGGTCTGGGAGGCGATCCTTCAGGTGCGCTACGCGCCGCGCATGCAGCCGTGCTGCGCGTGCGGCAAGGACCGCCTGAGCGATGCATTTACCGGGGGCGTGCGCGTTATCCAGGAAGCGGCAGTGGGCGCGGCACTGTCAGGCCAGTTGTCCAACCGCGCGTTGCGCACCGCGATCGTCGCGCGAGCGTTCGGGCTGGAGGAAAGTCTGGTGCAGGTCGCTGAGGAATGCGGCGTTGCACGCAACACGGCGAGCAAGCACAACGGCCTGATCATCGCCTGGCTGCGCGGAAAGAAGGCGCACGCCGGAAAGCCGGCCGTACCGGGCGAGGAGGAGAGGGCGTTCGCGGCCATCGACGAACTGCTGTGTGTCGGGGGCATCGTGGGCGAGCTCATCGCAGCGTGAAATAGCCCTTGCGCAAATCGTGCGCATTTGGCACACTCTTTCGCTAATGTACGCAGTACGTGCGCCCAAAGCCCGCAGGCAGATGCCGAGCGGGCTTTTTTGCGCCTCTCTACTGACTTATGCGGATAAATTGCAGTCGCTGGCTGCGCGAGAGCGTCGCTCGCCCTCGCTAGTCCATAGCGTTAACTCAGTGAATTCGAATCCGGTCAGCCAATCGTCGCAAGTATGTTCGTGGAAGATTTGTGCGGGCAGCCACATCTTCGATAGCCACGGCACGAATTTTGGTCAGGACCTCGTCGTCAAGCGGAGCGCTTGCTTCAACAAGTGTTACCCGTGCTTCATGCATGCTGCCGGCCAACATCGCTGAAATCTCTTTGTCGTCGAAAGCGCGTCCATCGGAGAAATTCTGCACGTTGAAGGCCCCATTAAGCTGCAAGCCGTTTCTGGTGTTCCTTAGAGTGCGCACCTCCGTTCGCAGGTCATCGATCAGTCCGACTAGAATTTGGTCCGCCTTCGCCTCAACCGTATCCAGCTTCGCGACTTGGAACGCGCCGAAATTTTTCAGGAAAGAGCTATGGTCCGCGCTTTGCGAAGCGAGGAACGTCGACGAGACTTTCTGCGCCAAAGTCTGCTGGAACAGTTGAATGCTTTGGTACCGGAGATCGCGCGGATACGGGATGTGTTCGATCAGTCCTGTATCAAAGGCATAATCGGTCTTATCGTCCTTGATCAGGACCACTGGTCGATCGAACGCCAGGCGCATGCCTAGTTCAAACATTACGTTAGGATTTCGAGCGCTTACATCACATACGACGATGTCGCTCTGGTAGATATTCGAGACGATTCGTTTGTGTATCACGCCCACGTCATCGGCATCGCTTACCATCCGCGCCGTAAAGGTAGGCGATTCAATACCTTCAACAGCCTCTTTGATGATTGCGAAAACATCGCTCCAGTGCCCAGCAGTGCAGCCATCTATTGCGGAAAGGGGTTGAATTACCCCGCATGTCAGAGGTGTCGCAACCGTTTTTTCGACGGTTTCGTTTTCCCCTGAAGCTGCGGAGCGAGCGCGCTTTTCAGTCATCGTTATCGATCCAAAGTTGATCAGCTAGCAGGTTACAAGCACAAGGCTGCAATTGCACTTTCCAATGCGTGTCCGCAAGATTACCGCCCCTGCTCAACACGCATACGAAACTAAGGGGCTATCGTGTACGGTACGCAAGTTCGAAACTTGGCAGGGAATCGATTGGGCACCGAACGCAAAGCGTGCATGGGTGCGGTCCACGATCGTCCGTTAGTGTGCGGCAATCCATTCCTTCAGTGCTGCATCAATGCGCGTCTGCCAGCCTGGCCCGTCGGCCTTGAACCGCTCGACGACTTCCGGCGACAGCCTGATGGAGATGCGCTCCTTCGTGACTTCAGCAGGGGGCCGGCCCATGCGGCGGGTGGCCTTGCCGGCTTCCCATTCGGCGTCGGTGAACGGGATGGCGTCGGGGTCGGACATGGCCGCCGCAGTGATCGCGGCGTCCTCCTCGGGGGTGGGGAACACCGTCCCCGGCTTAAGCTTCGGCATATCGTTTCAACTCCCTGCTATTGGCCTTGCGAAGGCTGATGATCCGGAGGCGTTCGCCTCGCATGACGTACACGGCGCAGAACAGGCGATTGCCGATGTAGGCGAGCGACACCTTGCGGTCTTCGCCGTAGTTCTGGCGCTTGTCGTCGTCGGTCAGTGCGGTATCCCATTCGATCCCAGCGGCGTCGGCAAGCGACACGCCATGCTTGGCGACGTTGGCGGCGTTTTTTGCGGGGTCGAATTCGATGTCCATGTACTTATTGTGCACACAATAAGTCGGGAGCGCAAGGACTTTTTGTCATCACGAAAAATATAGCTCAGGACAGCGAAAGGGCTTGTTGGATAGCGCATAATGCGCTATATTTCTTCACATGGATAGCGCGCATCGCGCAGTCCGCAACCCGAAAGGATGAAGAAAATGGTGAAGCCCTTGGACGTGCTCAAGACCGAAGCCGAGATTGCCAAGCTGATGGCGGAAACGATCAAGCTGAACGCGGAGGCTGGCAAGCTGGCCCGTGAGCGCGCTTGGTACCCGATGATCGTGGTGACCGCAGCGTTCACCACCGGCGCGGCCCTCGCCAAGATCCTTCTCCCCTAACCACGGAAGCCCGCCGAAAGGCGGGTTTGTCGCATGGCCTATACGCCGCCCACGCCCGACGACCTGCAGCGCCTCAAGACCGACCTGGGATACACCGGCCGGCAGATGGCCGCGCTGGCGTGCGTGGGTGAGCAGCACTGGCGCAAGTACACGGGCGGCGCGACGCCGCGCAGCATCGAGTATCCGAACCTCTTCCACCTCGCCGCCCAGCTGGTGCTGTCGCCGGAAGACGTGGCGCGCGTCCAGGCGAAGATGCGCGAGATCGGCGCAGACGTGGACGACTCGGCCTGACCTGACCGCGCGAACGCCGCGCACTGCACGCCCCGACATGGAGACATGCCGGGGCGTTTTGCATTCTGGAGTTCGCATGCGCCTGTTCATCACCGAGGCCGCCGCGCTTGCCGCTGGCATGACGCACCACGGCCGCCTGTTCGGCGTACCCGCCTGGGTGCGGCCGACGCCTGACGGGGTGGACGGCGCACCTAAGTTCCTGCCGCTGCAAGCGTGGTGCTGGCTGGCCGACGCGGCGTACGAGTTCGCGTCGCGGTTCCTGCCGGATGGCGCGTATCTGGTCGCCCCGATGCACGCTGACCGGCCGATCCACGCGCGGCCCGGCGCGATCGCGGACGGCCTGCAGAAATGAGATCGATTCTCATCCGCAGCCGGGGGCCCCTGGGAAAAGCGTCGTGGTAAGGGGGATTCGAACCCCGAGGGGCCGCTAGATAAAGGGCCGCCATAGGGGGGTGATGATAATTTTCGGAGGCCGGGATGCAGCTGGGCTATCGGGCCAACCTTGGCGAAGCGCCGAATCTGTACCTCGACTTGCAGCGGCAGCAGGCCTTCGCTGCCGCCGTGGCGCTCACTCGCACGGCTCGCCTGGTTGCAGAGAAACTGCGCGCCGACATGCCGCAGGTGTTCGACCGGCCGACCCCCTACTCGCTGAACGCGCTCCGCGTCAGGCCGGCGACCCGCGACGACCAGACGGCGTACGTCGACTTCAAGGACGGTGCCGGCAAGGGTCTCGCCGCGGACCGGTACCTCGGTCCGCAGGTTTTTGGCGGAGGCCGGAACCGGAAGCGCTCGGAAGTGGCCCTGAGCCGGGCGGGCCTGCTGCCCGGCCAGTACACCGTGCCGGCCGCCGGCGCCGAGATGGACCAGTATGGCAACGTCTCGCGCGGGTTCACCGTGAAGCTGCTGTCGTATCTGCAGGCTTTCGGCGAGCAGGGATACCGCGCCAATGCTACGGCGCGGACACTGTCCCGGGTCGCGGGCGTGCGCACCTCGGCCGAAGGGTACAAGCAGATCGGCGGCAAGGTGTATTTCGTGTCGAAAGGGCCCGGCTCGCAGGTGCGCGGCCGCCAGCAGCACCTGCCTGCGGGTGTGTGGCAGAAGACCGGAACGCACGGCGTCGACGTGAAGCCCGTGCTGCTGTTCGTTAATGCGCCGCACTACAGGCCGCGCCTCGACTTCTACGGCACCGCGGAGGAGGTGTTCGCCGAAAGTTTCGATAATCAATACACGACCGCGCTGGATGCGGCTCTTGGGAGCGCGCGATGAAGGACTGGAAGGGCGACCCCAACGCATTCGACCTGCACAACGGCATGACCCAGGCTAAGTTCGGCCGCCTGGTCGGCATCACGCAGTCGGCAGTGAGTGACCTGCTGTCGCGCGGCATCTTGCCAGCGGAGGGGACTGGGCACGCGTGGCTGCTCGCCTACTGCGAAAACCTCCGAGGGGTGGCTGCTGGCCGCATGTCCGAAGACGGCGACAGCGACTTGGTGGCGGCCCGGACGCGTCTCGCCAACGAACAGGCGGATGCCCAAGCCATGAAGAACGCGGTGACACGCCAGGAGTTGGCGCCGGTCGTCCTGATCGAGCAGGTGCTGAGCACCGCCGGCGGGAAGGTGGCCGGCATTCTGGACACGGTGCCCGCCACGGTGAAGCGGCGTCTTCCGCACCTGACCGCCAGCGAAGTCGAGATCGTGGCGCGCGAGATCGCCAAGGCCCGAAATATCGCCGCGGCGATTGGCCTTCAGGATCTCGGGCCACTCGATGGCTTGACACCCCAGGAGGAAGTTCAAGCCGAAGGATAGTTTCATGCTGATTGCCGATGCCGCCGTCGTCCAGCGACACCTGGCGAGTGGCCTATCGGCGTTCGCCGTGCCGGAGCCGATGTCGTTGCTCGACTGGTCGAAGAAGCATTTCTACCTGAGCGCCGAATCGTCATACGTCGAGCAGGATTGGGATCCGTGGCCATTCCAGCGGGCGATCCTCGCGTGCATCAGCAACGACGCCATCCGCGAAGTGGACGTGAAGAAGTCCGCCCGCGTTGGCTACACCAAGATCCTGCTCGCTGCCGTCTGCTACACGGCCGAGCACCGCCGCCGCAATCAGGCGCTGTGGCAGCCGACCGATGACGATCGAGACGAGTTCGTCAAGACCGAGCTCGAACCGGTGCTGCGCGACGTCGACGTCATGCACCCGGTGTTCCCGGCGCGGATGGCCCGGCACAAGGACAACACGCTGCTGCAGAAGAAGTTCATCGGCAGCATGCTCCATCTGCGCGGTGGCAAGGCCGCGAAGAACTATCGCCGCATCAGCGTCTCGATGGCGTACCTCGACGAGCTGAGCGCCTTCGACAACGACGTCGAGAAGGAAGGCGATCCGGTCACGCTGGCGCGGAAGCGGCTGGAGGGCGCGACCTTCCCGAAGCTCGTGTGCGGCTCGACGCCGAAGCTGAAGGGCTTCTGTCTGATCGACGCCCAGGCCACGGCAGCAGATGCGCGGTACACCTACCAGGTGCCATGCCCGCACTGTGGCGGGTACCACGCCATCACCTGGGGCGGGAAGGACGAGCCGCACGGCTTCAAGTGGGACGGCCGCGACTCGACGACAGTGCGGCATCTGTGCCCACACTGCGGCGAGTTCATGACGCAGAGCCAGTACTTGGACGTGGCGGACCTGGGCCGGTGGGTAGGTGACGACGGCACGATCATCGAGAACGATGGCACGTTCCGCAATGCCGACTTCGAGATCGTGCCGCCGCACGAGCGCATCGCGTTCACGGTCTGGACGGCGTATAGCCCCAATGTGACCTGGGCGGAAATCGTCAAGGACTTCATCACGGCGTGGGAGGCGGCCCAGCAGGGCGACGACAGCAAGCTAAAGGCGTTCTGGAACACCACGCGCGGCGAGGTCTGGGAAGGCGAGATCGAGCGCACCGACCTGGACGAACTGAAGGGGCGGGCCGAGCCCTTTGCCTTGAAGCTGGTGCCGAAAGGATGCTTGCTGCTGCTGGCCGGTTGCGACACGCAGGACAACCGGATCGAGGTCGCCGTATGGGGCTTCGGGCGCGGCAGCCAGATGTGGACGATCGAGCACCGCATCTTCTACGGCAACCCGTCCGAGGACGCAGTGTGGCTGGAGGTCGAAGATTTTCTGCTGAACACCCGGTATGCGCACGAGGCCGGGCCGGATATCGGTATCTACGCCTCGGGCATCGACAGCGGCGGTCACCACTCGCACGCGGTGTATGAGTTCGCGCGCAAGCATGCACGCCGTCGGGTCTACGCGTTGCGCGGGCGGCCGGTCGGCGAGAAGCACATCAAGGACGGGGCCACGCACGTCGACATCGACTGGCGCGGCAAGCGGGTCAAGAAAGGGGTGGTGCTGTGGCACGTCGGCACCAACTTGGCGAAGGATCTGCTGTACGGCCGCCTGCAGGTTCGGACGCCGGGCCCGGGCTACGTGCACATCTCGTCGGACCTGTCGGACGAGTGGTTCCGGCAGTTCGCGGGCGAGGTGCGCGCGACCCGCAAGACCATCAGCGGCCCGCAGAGCCGATGGGCGGCGACACGATCCCGCGTGGAAACGTGGGATTGCGCCGTGTACGCGCTGTGGGTGGAGGCCCATCTCGAACTGCACCGGAAGACCGACGCCTGGTGGGACAAGCTGCAGGAGCGGGTGCAGCCAGGCGCTGCAGACGATCCGGCGGACCCCGCCCCAACACCGAAATCGACGCCCGCGAAAGCGGGCGTTTCTACATCTGACCGGCAGCCGGTCGCGAAGCCGCGGCCAGCTCCGCGCGCGCGGCGCGTCTCCGCTTCACCCTATCTCCGCAGGCGATGACATGGCCTATACCCAACAAGACCTCGACGAGGTCCGCAAGGCGATCGCCGGCTCCCAGCTGGAAGTGCAGTACGGCGACAAGCGGGTGCGTTATCGCACCACCGCTGAGTTGCTGGCGGCGGAGCAGCGCATCATGGGCGCGCTGCGCGCGGCACGGCGTCGTTCTCCGTTCATCCGTGTGCGGCACGCCGGCAAGGGGGTCTGATGAGCAAGGCTCTCTATCCGACCCTGGCGCGTCGAGGCATGGTTCTGCCGACGCGCATGCAGGCAAGCCGACGTACCAGCTACGAGGCCGGAAGCGCGACGGGCAGCCGCTCGCGCACGTGGAATCCGGCGGGCTCCGGCCCGAACGCCGCCGCGACGAACAACCATGGGTTGATCGTCCGGCGAGCACGCGACGCCGTCCGCAATGACCCGTGGGCGAAGAAGTCCGTCACCACCTGGGTGTCGAACGCCATCGGCACGGGCATCCAGCCGTATCCGCAGCACCCGGACAAGCGGATTCGGGCAAGCCTGAAAGATCTGTTCGCGGACTGGGTGCCGGACGCCGATGCAGATGGCCGGCTCGACTTCTACGGCCTGCAGGTGCTGGCTGCGCGCGGCATCTTCATCGATGGCGAGGCGCTCTCGCGCCTTCGCCCGCGTCGCGTGACCGATGGTCTCGCGGTGCCGCTGCAGGTGCAGGCATTGGAGGCCGACCACCTACCGGTGGAGCTGAACCAATCTCTGCAAACCGGCGAGGTGGTCAACGGCGTGCAGTTCAACCAGATCGGCCAACGCACCGCGTACCACATGTGGAACCAGCACCCGGGCGAGTATGGTCGCGCATCCATCGTGCCTCGCGAGATTCGCGTGGTGCCTGCGGACCAAGTCGTGCACGCGTTCCAGACCCTACGCCCCGGCCAGGTGCGTGGGGTGTCCGAGCTCGCCACTGTTCTGCTGAGACTAAAGACCCTCGACGACTTCGACGACGCTGTGGCATTTCGCCAGGAAGTCGCGAATCTATTCGCTGGCTTCATCCGCAAGCCGGTGTCCGACGCCAATCCGAACGATCCGACAGACGACGGCGCTGGCTGGGAGACCATCGACACCGACGGCTCGCCGATGGTCGCGCTGGAGCCCGGCACGATGCAGGAGTTGGCGCCAGGCGAAGAGGTGAGCTTCGCAAGCCCGCCCGGCCCTGGTGCCGAGTACGAGGGATTCATGCGGCAGCAGCTGATGGCCGCCTTCGCGTCGGTCGGAGTGCCGTACGAAATCGGCACGGGTGACCTCCGCGGCATCAGCGACCGAACCTTGCGCGTCCTGGTGAACGAGTTCCACCGCCTGATCGAGCAATACCAGTGGACGGTGTTCATCCAGCAGTGGTGCCGTCCGATGTGGAACGCCTTCATCGATATGGCGTACCTCGCCGGCGTGCTGAGCATTCCCGACTACTTGGCGAACCGCCGGCTGTATCGCCGTGTTCGCTGGGTGCCGCAGGGCTGGGCGTACTTCAACCCGGTGCAGGACATCAAGGCGAAGAAGGACCAGGTGCGCGCTGGCTTCAAGAGTCGGTCGGGCGTCATTCTTGAACAGGGCGACGACCCGGACGACGTCGACGAGGAAATCCGCCTCGACAACCAGCGGGCCGACGACAACGAAATGGTGTTCGACAGCGACCCCCGCCGTGTCACCGGCACCGGCGCCGCTTCAGGCGCCGACGTGTCCGAACCGGCCGACAGTTCGTTTGCATAGGAGCCGACATGGCGAAGAAAAAGCAGTGGTACGCCATGAAGGCGACCGAAACCAGCGGCCAGAAGACGGCAGAGATCCGGATCTACTCGGAAATCGGCTTCTGGGGCATGACCGCGTCGGACTTCATGGCCGAGCTGGACGCCATCGCAGCCGATGCGTCGGCGATCGTGGTGTCCATCAATTCGCCGGGCGGCGACGTGTTCGATGCCTTCGCGATCTACAACGGCCTGCGGCGCTACGCCGGCAAGGTGACCACCCGCGTGGATGGCGTTGCAGCCAGCGCGGCGTCGCTGATCATGATGGCCGGCGACGACATCGTCATGCCTGAAAACGCGACGATCATGATCCACAACGTGTGGACCATCGCCGGTGGCACCGCGGAAGACCTCCGCAAGGCGGCCGAGATGATGGACAAGCTTCGCGACGGCATCGTGGCCGCCTACCAGCGCAGCGGCCAGACCGAGGCCGACATCATCGCGATGATGGACGCCACCACGTGGATGACGGCCGCCGAGGCGCTGGAGAAAGGTTTCTGCACGGCTATCGAGGAGCCGGTGAAGCTTGCCGCGTCGGCGGAGATGACGGCGCTTCTGGCGCGGCATGCGAATGCCCCCGAGGCACTGATCGCCCAGCTCGAAGGCGACGACCTGCCGCTGGCTGACCCGTCGATGGCGTCCGAGCCGCCTCCCGCACCCGCCTCCGATCCGACCCCCGAGCCCACACCGGACCCGGGCGGGACGCCCTCTGAACCGAAGGCGCTGATGGCGCGCGTTTTCGCGGCCTGCCGCGCAGCCAACCTGGGCCATCTTGCCGAGGGCGTGCTGGCATCCGGCGGCTTGGACGGCGAAGCGCAGGCGGACGCCCGAGTCTCGGAAGCGAAGGAAATCGCCGGACTGTGCTTGGCAGCCAAGCTTCCCGACCGCGCAGCGGATTTTGTCATGTCCGGCCTGACGCCCGATCTGGCGCGGGCCCGCCTGTTCGACGCCATCAACTCCGGCGCCGCAGCCCGTATCAGCAACGTGCAGCGCCCCCCCACGAACACGGCTCCGTCGCAGAGCGGGCCGAATCCTGCGGCGATCTTGGCAGCTCGCCGGCAAGCCATCTCTGCCACCAACCGTTAAGGAGCAACCATGCCCCCGAAGTTCATCGAACAGCAGTCGCGCATTGCCGACTTCCTTCTGTCCGAAGCCCCCGGCTACCGGTCCCGCGAGAATGCCGTCCTGGCTGGCCCGGACGAGCCGCTGCCCGCTGGCCAAGTGCTGGCCGTGGTCGGCGGCAAGTACGTGCCGTACGTGGCCGCCGACGCCGCCACCGCACCCGCGGCAGCCATCCTCTACGCCCCGGCACCCGCATCGGACACCGACCTGTTGGTCGCCGTGATCGTGCGGGATGCCGAGGTTGCCGAGGCGCTTCTCGTGGATGTGGACGCTGCTGCGATTGCGGACCTGGTCGACGTCGGCATCATCGTTCGCGACTGATCTCCAGCGGACACCTGTCCGCTCCCCAAGTTCGATGGCCGCCTGAGGGCGGCCGCTTTCATTTCAGGAGCCAACATGGCCGAAATCTCGATTTTCGAGGACGAAGCGTTCTCGGTCCCCAACCTCGCTGTCGCCATCAACGAGCAACCGTTTGTCCCGGGTCGCATTGCGCGCCTCGGGCTGTTCCGTGAAGAGTCGGTGCCGACGCTGACGGTGCAGGTCGAGTTCGACGGCGATCGTCTGCGCCTGGTGTTCGCAAAGCCGCGCGGTGGCGTTCCCCAGGTGGAAACGCTCGGCCGCCGCAAGCTGTTGCCGTTCAACGTGGTGCACCTGCCGGAATGGTCCACCATGATGGCGGACGAGATCCAAGGCATCCGCGCGTTCGGCAAGCAGTCTGAGCTCGAAGTTGCGCAGGCGCGCGTGGCGAAGTACCAGGCAAAACACCGCACCCAGCTGGACATGACCCATGAATGGCAGCGCATCGGTGCCATCAAGGGGCTGGTGCTCGATGCCGACGGAACCACGCCTCTGATCGACATCTACGACGCATTCAAGATCGACCAACAGTCTGTGGCCTTCGACCTCGGCACTGCGAGCACGATCGTTCGAAAGAAGGCCACCCAGGTCGTCGACCTGATCAGCGACGCGCTCGGCGGCACGCCTTTCTTGAAGGTGCGCGCGCTTTGCGGCAAGAACTTCTGGGAAGACCTCATCGAGCACAAGTCGGTGCGTGAAACCTACCTGAACACGGCGCAGGCAGCGGAATTGCGCGGCGCGTTGCCGGATGAGTTCGAACTGGGGGGCATCATCTTCGAGCGTTACCGCGGCAAGGTCGGCCCGACGGCGTACGTCGCAGATGACGAGGCGCACGCCTTCCCCGAGGGTGTGCCCGACATGTTCGTGACGTGGTTCGGCCCCGCAGACTGGATGGAAACGGTCAACACGGACGGCCTGCCGTACTACTCCAAGGTCGAACGCATGCCGTTCGACAAGGGCGTCCAGATCGAGTCGCAATCCAACCCGCTGCACATGAACACCCGGCCCGGCGCCACGATCCGCCTGGTGCGCGGCGGCGCGGTGTGATGGACATCGCCGCGTTGATCGACGCGGCGGTTGACCGAGCGGGCCTGCGCGAGCCGGCCACGCTGCTGACGGCGGAAGAGCCGTTGCCCACCTTCATGGTGGACTTCCGCCAACCGCAGCGAGTCGTGATCGACCAGCAGGCTCACATCACCATGACCACGATCGAGTACACCACCGGCGCCGTGCGGCAGCTGGAGGAAAACGATCTGGTGCAGGTGCGTGGCACGGTCTACCGCATCGTCGAGCCGCCGACGCTGCTGCAGGACGGCAGCTGGAGCATCGCTGATCTGGAGGTAAGCGATGGCTGAGACGATGGTGCAGATCTACATCGATGAGCTGTACCGGCGTCTGGCCGCCGTGCCCAGTTTCCCCGCCGCGCTGGAGCGCTCGACCATCCGCGCGTTCACGCGCGACGAGAAGGCGGTGCTCGTCATCGCCCGGGGTGCTGAAGAGGTGCTCGGTGGTTCGCCGTTTCCGATGGCGGACCGCGTTCGCGAGATCCAGTGCGTCATCCACACCGTTGACGACGGCGACGATGCGGTGTCCGACAGCGTTTTCGTCGCACTGCAGCCCGTGGTCATGCAGCTGGCCGGCGCTGGCCTTCCGGGCCTGACAGATGTTGTGGAACACGGTACCGACGAGCCGCGCTTCGTAAAGGACAAACCGTCCCGCAAGTACGTCGCGAAGCGGTTCCGACTGTTCTATCGCTCGCTGCAAGACTCCCTCACTGAATAGGAGACGGACCATGTCCCTGAAGAACCTGACTTCGAAGCCCGCCGAGACCGGCATGACCGCTATCACCGGCGGTGCGCAAGCACCCGGCGACGTCATCGTTGCCGGTGGCAGCATCGTGAGCGAGTTCGCCGTCCCGCCGGCTGCAGCGACGATCGGCGGCGCGCTTGCCCGTCCGGTCAGCACCGGCGGCAGCTATCGCGTCGCGCGCGGCTCGGCCGAGCGTGAGCATGTGGTGAAGCCGCCCGCAGGCCGCGACCCCGCGCGCGATCCGGAGGCGGCCCGCCCGCGGCCGCCGGACACCGCCGACACCTGATCCACCTTCCAACCTGAACGAAAACCAGCCCGCCAGGCCATCGCGCCTCGGCGGGCTTTCTTTTGCGCCCCTGGCGCGAGGAGCAATACATGGGTCTCAAGTCGCGCCAGGCGCTCGTGCTGTTCATGATCGAGACGGCCTACGGCATCAATCCGATTCCCACCGCGGCGGCGAACGCCGTGCTGTGCAACGTCACGACGCCGCGCCCGGTCGTCGCCACGTCGGTGGACCGGAACAACATCCAGGCCTTCCTGGGCCACCAGGGCAGCGTGCAGGTCAACGACCACGCCGAATTCCAGCTGGAGGTCGAGGCAACCGCCTCGGGCACGCTGGGCGTCGCGCCCGGTGTCGGCCCGCTGCTGCGCGCGTGCGGCTTCGCAGAGGTCATCGTCGAAGACGAGAGCGTCACCTACACGCCGATCAGCAACGGCTTCGAGTCGGCCACGATCGTGTTCAACCTCGACGGCAAGAAGCACGTCATCACCGGCTGCCGCGGCACCGTGACTTTCGACGGATCGCCCGGCCAGATCCCGAAATTCAACTTCAGCTTCGTCGGCCTGCAGTCGGTCATCAGCGACGATCCGCTGGACGCGTCGGGCGCCAACTACAGCGCCTTCACCACGCCCCTGGGCGTGAACAAGCAGAACAGCACGCTTCGCCTCTTCGGCGTTGTGGTGCCGGTGCATGCGTTCACGCTCGACGCTGGCATCACAGCGCAGTACCTGAACGTGATCAACCAGGAAACCGTCGACATCACACAGCGCGCCTCGACGGGCAGCGTCACGCACGACAACACGCTGGTTGCGGTGAAGGACTGGGAAGGCCTGGCCCGCTCCGGTGACCTGGGTGAGCTCGAGTTCCAGCAGGGCAAGGTGGCCGGCCGGATTATCGAGATCAACGCGCCCAACGTGCAGTATGCCGACCCCACCGCAGGCGATGCCAACGGCACGGCCACGCTGCAGGCCTCGCTGAAGCTCAAGCCGCTGCTGGGCAACGACGAGTTCTCCATCACCTTCCGCTGAGCCCTGGCCGGCTACCGCCTGCCGGTGGCCGCCTCCTTTGCCCGGCCTCCCCGCCGGGTTCTTTTTCTTCCCCACATTCAGCCCGCCGACGAGCGGGCGCACATCATCGAGGCACAACATGCTGATCACCGCACGCAATCCCGTCGCTGGCACCGAAGTCGAGTTCGACGTCCTGGGCCCGAATGGCGAAGTCCAGACGGTCAAGTTCATCGCGCAATTCCACCGCATGAAGCGCACGGCCTACCAGGAACTCGTCACGAAGCTGAACCGCATCGGCCTGCTGGTGCTCGACGACAACGGCAAGCCGCTCGTGGGCGAGGACGGCTTGCCGACCGGCGAGGTGCACCAGCCCCCGTTCGAGACCGACGTCCAGTTCTTGCAAGAGCGGATGGCCGGCTGGGTGCATGTGGACCGCGAGTTCTCGAAGGACGAACTGGCCAGCTTCATCGAAGACTGGCCCGAGTCCGTCGTTCCGCTCGCTGATGCCTTCCACCGCGTGCACGCCGCTGTGCCGCGCGGGAAGAAAACGGTGCACGCCGGCGAGGCGCGCGAAAAAAACTGATCGGCGCAGCGCGGTGGTGGGCGGGTGAGCGACCGAACGGCATCACCGCCACCCGCGAAACCATCGAGAGCATGCGCCGCCAACGTGTCCCCGAACACGTGATCGCGGAGTATCAAAAGCGGGCGGGCAGCGAGGCGTTCGAGGTCTGGCCAGAGAACTGGCCGGTGGTCGACCTGTTCCTCGCGCTTGGCTCGCAGTGGCGGTTCGCGGGCATGGAGAGCCAGCGCGTTGGCATCGACTACGGCGCGGTGCCGGCGACGATGGACTTGCTTGGCGTGCCGGCGAGCAAGCGGCAACTGTGGTTCGCATGGATACGGCAGATGGAACGGGCGGCTCTCGAGGTGTTTGCCGCTGCGTGACGACGCACCGATGAAATACGACCGCCCCGACGGGCGGTTTTCTTTTTACGGCTCGCTGCGGCGGGCCGTTTCCTTTGGTGGGCTATGGCTGATCGAAAAATTTCTGTGGCCTTGACCGTCGACGGTACTGCCGCGCAGCGCGGCTATGCAGAAGCGGCGCGTTTCGCCCTGGAATATGGCGCGTCGTCCGCCGCCGCTCTCGGGCAGGCGACGCAGGCCGCCATGGCCTACACGGCCTCCGTCAAGCAGACCACCCTGGCCCACCAAGCCCAGGAAAGTGCCGGCCAACGTTTCCTCTCCGCCCTCGAGCGCGAAAACGCGATGCTTGGCAAGACTCGCGACCAGCAGCTGGAGCTGCGCGCAGCGATGCTTGGCGTCAGCCAGGCCGCCGAACCGCTGATCCAACGTTGGCGCGAAGTCACGGCCGCGGCCCAAGCCGCCTCGGCAGCAGAGAAAAACGCAGCAGACGGAGCCGCGTTCGTGGCCTCTCTGAATGCGCGCGCGAACGCGATCGGGAAGACCTCCGCGCAGTTGCTGGAAATGAAAGCCGCAGAGCTGGGCGTGACTGCTCAAGCGGCGCCCCTGATCGCCAGGCTGAAGGAATCCGAAGCCAACTTCGGTCGGGTTGGTGCGTCTGCGGGGCAGACGTCGCAGGCGATGCGCATGCTGCCGGCCCAGTTCAGTGATCTGTTCACGCAGATCGCGAGCGGGCAGGGCGTCTTCCTTCCGTTCTTGCAGCAGGGCCTGCAAACCCGCGATATGTTCGGCAGCTTCGCGGCCATGTTCGCCGGCATAGGCGCCGCACTCACGCCTATGGTGGTCGGCCTTGGCGCAGCGGCTGCTGCTCTCGGCGCGGTCGGTTACGCGTTCGTGACCGGTTCGCAGCAAACGGACGCATTGCGCAATGCCGTAATTGCGACAGGCCACGCCGCCGGGATGAGCGCCGGGCAGATGCAGGAACTCGCCGCGCAGGTAGGCCGCGCGACGGGCGAGTACGGTACCGCGCGAGAGGCGGCTCAGGAACTTGCGGCGACCGGACGACTGAGCGGGCGTCAAATCGAAGTGGCGCTCGGAGGCGTGGTCGCCGGCACCAAGGTCACGGGCCAGGCCGTCACCGACCTTGTGGCCGACTTCGTGAAGCTGGGCGATGCGCCTTCGAAGGCCATCGCCGAACTGAACGAGAAATATCACTTCCTCACCGCTCGAACCTTCGAGCAGATCGCCGCGCTGGAGCAGCAGGGCAAGACAACCGAGGCCGCCACGCTTGCGCAGCAGGCCTATGCCGACGCGCTCCAGTCGCGCAGTGGCGAAATCGTCGAGAACATCGGTCTCTTCGCTCGCGCGTGGCGACTGGCGAAGAAGGACGCCGGCGAGGCGTGGGATGCATTCCTGAACATCGGCCGGCCGAAGACGCTGGCCGATGAGATCAGGGAACAGATCGACACGGTCAACGACTTCCAGAAGGCCTATGCGAACGCGAAGGCGCTCGGCAATGGCGTGCTCGCTGGTACCACCCTCACCAGCCTGCGGGACGCGCGTGCGCACCTGATGGCGTTGCAGGAACGATCCGCGAAAGAGTATACGGAGGGCCGCAGCAAGGAAGAGAAGGCCCTAGCCGAACAGCGGTCGATCGACGCCCAACGTCGCCTCGGTCAACTCGACCTTCAGATCGATAAGGCGAAGGCCCTCAGCGCGGAGCTACGGAAGAACAAGGCCGACGAAGCGGCGATCCGCGCGACCAACCCGGACAGCGACTTCATCACGCCGGCAGCGATCGCTGCTCGAGAAGCGGAAACCCGCAAGAAGTACGAGGACAAGTCGGCCAGCGCGGCGGGCCAGAATGCCATCAACGGCCGGCTCGCAGCCTTGCGTACGCAGCAGCAAGCCGAAGAATCGGCGCTGAAGGCTTCGCTCGACGAGCAGAAGAAGCTGCGCGAGACCGGCGTCACCGACCTGCAGCAGTTCTACGACAATGAGTACACGCTGCGCGCGTCGTCGCTGGCACGCCAACTGGGCATTGCTCAGAAGGAAGTCGAGGCAGCCAGCGGCAAGAATGAGCTGGCGGCGCGCGAGCAGGCCAAGGGCCGCGTGGCGAAGATCCAGCAGGAGATCGAACAGAACGAGGCCCAGCACCAGGCCAACGTGCAGGGCATCCGAGATCAGTTCGCTGCAGACATCGGGCAGCAGGTGGTTCAGTGGGAGGAGCAGAAGCAAGCCGCCGCCGCCGCGCTGAACAGCGAAAACTCGCTGTACGGCAAGACCGACGCCCAGCGGCGAATCGCGGCCGCCGGGCTGAAGGTCGAGGCGGACGCGCGCAAGCTGCGTGACGCCGAAGCGAAGAAGGGCATCACCCTCACCGAGGAGGAAATCGCCCTCCTGGACGAGAAGACCGCCGCCGCAGCGCGTGACGCAAGGCAGGCGGAAGCGAACATGCTGGCCGCCCATGGCGCGCAGCAGCTGTACGAAGAGAACCAGCGGTTTGCGGCGGATGCCATCCTCGACGAGCGTGCGCACGCCGAGGCCCTGGTGGAGATCGAGCGCCAGAAGTGGCAGGCGCTGATCGATGCGGCGACTGACGGGTCTGACCAGAAACGGAAGTTGGTCGAAGGCCTCGCCACCTGGGAAGCGAACCAGGCGGCCCGTCCGCAGATCGAAGCACAACGCCGGGCGCGCCAGCAGACGATCACCGACTGGTCGCGAACCATCGACAACGTGAACGACACGTTCCGCGAAGGGTTCGCCGACATGGTGAACGGCGGCGTGGGCACGTGGAAGGCGTTCACGAAGTCCCTGTCGACGACGTTCAAGACGACGGTCGTGGACAGCATGTACCAGGCCTTCGCCAAGCCGATGGTGGTGTCGGTGCTGGCGAACGTCGCCGGCATGATCACGGGCAACTCGTCGATCAAGAACGGCATCCTCGATGCGAACGGCGGCGGCAGCAGCTGGCTAAACGGCCTGACGAGCGCGAACAATTACGGCCAGGCCGCCATGCAGGCCTACGGTGGGTACAGCACGGGCGCGTCCACCGCGTCGATGGCGTACGCCAACGGCGTGCAGGCAATGGGCGGCGACGGGCTTGGCGCCCTGATCGCTGGCAACGGCAACTGGGCCGGCGTGGGCGCCGGTGCTGCACTCGGCGGCAGCGCCGCGGCTACCGGTTTCGCTGGCCTAGCCGGTGCCAACGCAGCTGGCGCGGCATCAATGACGGCGCTTGGGACTGGTGCGTTCGGCACCGGCACGCTGGGCGCCGCAGGCATCTCCGGGCTGGGCTCGGTGACCGGCGCCACCATCGGCACCACCGTAGGTTCCGGCCTGACGGCGACGGGGATGGGTGCCGCCGTGGGTGGTGCCGGCGCTGGCGCTGGCGCTGCCGGCGCGGGCACCTTGGCCAGCACGATGAGCGGCGCGATGTCTGCGATCGGCACGGCGATGCCATATATCGGTGCCGCGCTGGCTGCCTATGCACTGCTGTCCGGATCGTTCAAGGGCGAGAAGCGCTCGGGCGGCACGTTCGCCTGGGCAGGTGGCAATGCGCAGTTCATGCACGGCCCATCCGGCGGTACCGCAGGCCAAGAAGGTACGGTCAACGCCGCTATCTCGGCCACGGCATCGAGCATCAACGGCCTGCTCAAGGGCGTCGGTTCGACGCTCAGCGTGAACAGCCTGATCGCGGCGTTCGAAGGCTCGGAGAAGGGCCGCGGCGGCGTGATGTCGGGCGTAACGCTGTCCAACGGCTTGAAGGTCGGCGAGGACGGATCGGGCAGCAACTACAAGGGCACCTACTACGAGCGGAACTCGCCGCAGACGCTGACCGCTGAAGCAGCGGCCGGCCTGCTGACCACGGACCTGAAGCAGTTGCAGATCCAGGCGCTGCAGGCGGCCGACGACATCCCGAACGCATTGCGCAAGCTAGTCGACGGGATCGATGCCGAATCGCTCAGCGACGACACCGTCACGAACCTGCTCGCCAAGGTTCAGCTGCAGGTGACCGGCGTCACGCAATTTAGCGCGTTCGTCGATGGTCTGGAGGGGCCGTTCGACAAGCTGAAGACGTGGACGTACGACCTGAAAGCCGGGCTGGTGGAAGCTGCCGGCGGCGCAGAGCCGCTGATAGCCAACCTCACCAGCTACTACGAGAACTTCACGCCCGAAGCCGATCGGATGGCGAACACGTTCGCTGCCATGTCGAAGACGGCGGCGTCGGTGGGCCAGGTGTTGCCCACCACCGCAGAAGGCTTCAAGACGCTGGTCGACGGGCTGCGGGATGGCCTGAGCGAGACTGACACCGAGGGCCAGAAGGCGCTGGCGACGCTGCTGAGCCTGAATGGCACGTTCAAGCAGTGGTCCGACTACACGGTGGCACAGTCCGAGGCCACGGCGGTCAAGAACAAGCAGAACGCCGACAAGCAGAAGGCCGACGTGGTCGCCGCGTTCGAAGCGCAGCTGGCGGCTGTGCAGAAGGCCGCGCAGCGTGCGAGCGCGCTGCTGTCGACCCGCAACGCGGCGGGCTCGACGGTGGACTCGATCGACAAGGCGCTGGGCGGCACTGGCGCGTTCGCCGCGCGCCGCGAGCAGGAACTTTGGGCGGCGATGCAAACCGCATCGCTCGAACAACAGGTCGATCTCGCGGGCGAGCTCACCAGCTTGGTGCTGGATCGGTATCAGACCGAGAAAAGCAACCTGCAGTCGCTGGTCGAGCTGGGCAAGAGCCTGCGCGAATACGTGCAGGGCCTGAAGGTCAGCGACCTCTCGCCGCTCACGCTGGGCGAGAAGTTGGCCGAAGCCGGCAAGCAATATCAGGAGAAGCTGGCGAAGGCTCAGGGAGGCGACCAGCAGGCGCTTCAGGAGCTGCAAGCCGTCGCCCAAACCTATCTGGAACTGCAGCGCCGGTACAGCGCTTCGGGTGTCGACTACACCGCCGTCTTCGACAGCGTCACCGGCGCATTGGATGGCCTGGGCGTCAAAACGCAGACGACCGCTCAGCAGCAGCTGGATGTGGGCGGCGAGTCGCTCGACCAGCTGCAGCGGCTGCGCGGCATTGCCGATGGGGCCTGGACCACGCTGGACAAGCAGTACCAGCAGGCGGTGGCCGCTTCCCAGTCCGAGATGGCCGGGCTGGAAAAGATCGCGCTCAAGGCGGGCCGGCTGGACGACGTCGCGTCGTTGCTGGCGGGCTTGCCGGGCGAGATCGCGGCGCAGCTGCAGCCGCTGCTCAACACGTCCAGCCAGGTGCAGGGCTGGTACCAGGGCAACCTCGGACGCGACGCAGACGCCGGCGGGCTGGAGTTCTGGAGCAACGCGGCAGCGAACGGCGCGACGGAGCAGCAGTTTCAGGCGGTGGCCGCGCGCGAGCAAGCGCTGGTCGCAGCCTACAAGAAGCTGCTGGGCCGCGTGCCGGACGCGGCGGGCCGGGAGTTCTGGCTGTCGACCGGGCTTGACGCCTCGCAGTTCGAGAAGGAGATCGGCAAGGCGGCCGGCATCCCCGGCTACGCACGCGGGGGACTGACCGGTACCGGGTTGATCCTGGTGGGCGAGAAGGGTCCGGAGCTGCTCGACATGCCGACGCCGGGGCGGGTCTACACGAACGACCAGCTGTCATCGGCGATCCGCGGCGGATCCAGCAGCAACAACACCGCGCGCCTGGAGCGCCTGGTGGAGGGGCTGACCGCTGAGGTCATCGATCTGCGCGCCGCGCTGGTGAAAGCGACCGGTGAAAGTGCGGAACGCGTGGCCGCAACGGTTGCTGCTGGTGCCGAGCACGTCGCAACGACGGTCGAGCAGTCGGTCAACGAGGGCGCCTTCGCGGCGTCGCAACGCAAGGTGGAAATCGCATGACGGATGAACAGTTCCTGGCATGGCTTGGCAGCCAAGCCGCGGTGCGTGTCGTCCTGGTTGAGGCCGGCGCGTCGGTGGCGGGCGTGGAGGTGGTGCGATTGCTGTCTGACCGCGCGTTCTCCACGGCCACCGGCGTGCCGTACCTGCCGATCATCCGTGGTGGGATCACGTTCGACGAGACGCTGCCGCTGGATGGGCAGCCGTCTCTGTCGACGGGCAGCATCGAGATCGACAACGCGGACGGGGAGCGCGACACGTGGCTGCGCGATGTGTGGCGCAACCGCGGCGTCGAGGTGTTCATCGGTGACGCGCGCTGGCCGCGCGAGCAGTTCCGGCAGATCTTCGCCGGCACGATCGACGACATCGGCGCCCGCGACCAGGGCGTTTTGAACCTGGCGCTGCGCGACAAGCTGCAGCGACTGAACACGCCGCTGAGCGAGGCGACGATCGGCGGGGAGGGCGTGAACAAGGACGTGCTGCTGCCGCATTCCTTCGGCGAGGTGTTCAACGTGGCGCCGCTGCTCGTCGACGAGGCGCACCACGAGTACCAAGTCCACGACGGCCCGATCGAGGGCGTGATCGAGGTTCGCGACAACGGCATGCCGGTGCTGTTCACCGCCACGCCGGCCACCGGCAAGTTCAGGCTGGCCAAGTCTGCGGCGGGGCAGATCACGGCGAGCGTGCAGGGCGCGGCCGGCACCGGTGGCTACGTGAACACGGTGGCCGGCATCGTGCAGCGGCTTGCCACCGAGTACGGCACCGTCGAGGACCGGCTCACGCTGGCTGACATCGACCTGGCGAACTTCGCTGCGTTCGCCGCCGCGCATCCGCAACCGGTAGGCATCTGGATCGCGGATCGCGCGAACGTGCTGGCTGTGTGCCAGCAGCTGGCGGCCAGCGTTGGCGCGCAGCTGGCGATGTCGCGGGCCGGGCAGCTGCGGCTGCTGAAGATCGACCTGCCGGCCGCTGGCGCCGCGCGGCGCGTCAGCAGCGACGAGATGATCGATCGCACGTTCAAGCCCGGCAACCGCACCGAGGTCCGCGCCGGCGTGCGGCTCGGCTACGCGCGGTGCTGGACGGTCCAGCAGTCGCTGGAAACCGGCATCCCGGCGGCGCATCGGAAGCTGTACGAGGACGAGTACCTGGAGGCGACGGCGAACGATGCGGCCGTCGCGGCGCTGTATCGGTTGCATGGCGAACCCGAACGGGTCGACACGCTCTTGCTGGAAGAGGCCGACGCGAAGGCCGAGGCCGCGCGCCGGTTGGCGCTGTGGTCGGTGCCCCGCACGCTCTACCCATTCGGTGCCTTCGCGCCGCTGATGTCGCTCGAGCTCGGCCAGCCGCTGACGATCATTCGTGACCGGTTCGGAATGAATGCGGGCGTCACCGGCATGGTGGTGGGCATCAAGACGGATTGGACGAAGCGCCAGGTGGGCGTCGAGGTGCTGGTATGACGACCTCGGTACGCAACGCGCGCGACAAGATCCTGCAGGCGGCGGTTGTTCGCGCCGAGCCGGTCACGCTGCCGCCCACCGTGGTGGTGCCGCCGTCGCAGCTGGGGACCGGGGCTTTGCCGGGCACGGTGACGGGCGCGGATGGTTCGAAGATCGTCTCGGCAACGGTGCTGCGGACGTCGACGCTGTACACGGACCAGATCCGCGGCACCGACGGCACGCTGATGTTCCAGGCGAACAAGCTGGCGGCCGGCAACGTCACGGGACTCGGCTCGCTGGCGCTGCGCAACAGCGTGCTGGCGGGTGAGGTGTCCGGCCTCGGCGCGCTGGCGACGCGCTCGACGGTTTACGCCGACGAGCTCGGCGTCGGAACGCTGGCCGCCGGGATCATCTACAGCGGAACTGTGGCTGCCGAGAATCTCATCGGCGGCTCGTTCTTCGGCAAGGAGTTCACCGGTGGGAAGTTCACCGGCAGCGAGTTCGTCGGCAACACGTTCGTCGGCGGCCGGTTCACCACCAACGTGGTGACCTTCGAGAAGGCCGAGGCATCGGTCTACGTCGACACGTGGGACCTGTTCGTGAAGGCGACGGCCTGGCTCACCTACGTGAACATCGACAAGAGCATCAACGCGGCGGGTGCAAGCCTCGACATCAACAACATCACGGCCCGAGGCACCACGGGCGTATTCAACCTCGGCATCAGCGGGCAGATCACCACCAACGTGTCCTGCGCGGGCTCGCTGACCGCTGCGAACCTCTACTCCAACAACGACGTCACGGCGCCGAACATCTACGCCAACAACCTGCTCTCGATCAACGGGTCGCTGGGCGGGGCGACTGGCGGGCGCGTCGTGCTCGCCAGCACGCGCCGCTGGTGCAAGTTCACGATCGACGGCGTCGAGCACACCACCACCATCGAATTCGGCGCGCTCGCCTGATCACCCACGGAAAAGGATCTCCAACTATGAAACGCATCAGCATGCTCTCCGGCCTCACCATCAGCGTGCCCAACGCCGCGCAGGGCAACGGCGGCCAGCCCCTGAACGTCGTCATGACGACAACCCAGGTGCTCGTGGACGACGCCGGCAAGCAGGTCGGTTTCCCGGTCCAGCAGCAGCAGCTGGTCATCGCGTCTGACCTCAGCGCCGAGGTGCTGGCGTCGCTGAACGCCCAACTGGCCTACACCGGCTTCGAGCTGGCGCCGGTGGCGGCGACCGCGACCACGGAGTAACCCGTGGCGAACCTCCGCGTCATCTACGACAACGCTGCCGACCGCGCGGTGGTTACGGCCAGCAGCACGTTCGGGCAGATGGTGCCGGCGCACCTGCTGTCGGACATCAAGGGCCTGGCGCATCGATCGATAGGACCCGAGGTCACGTACACGCTGGCTTGGCCGACTGACGAAACGGTGGCGGGGGTGGGGCTGCCGGCGACCAACGCCACGCCCGACGCCCTCATCCGCGTGCGGGCATTCGACGCGGACGACATCCTGCTGGCCGACACCGGCGAGCAGCTGGCCGCGCCGGCGGCGGTGATGGATATGTGGGACTGGACGCTGCCGCTGAACAGCAATGCGTTCGCGTTCGGCGGTGCGGTGAAGGTAGCCGCCTGGCTGCCGGACCACGTCGCCGCGCGCCGGCTGGAAATCACAATCTCGGATCCGCAGAACCCTGCCGGCTACATCGATTGCTCGCGCATCGTGGCGGGCGGGTACTGGTCGCCGGAACACAACCCTGATTACGGCCTGACGCTGGAGCGCGTGGACACCACGACCGGCACGCGCGCCGACAGCGGCGACCTGCGTACCGAGCGGGGCCCAGGTTACGACCAGATGGCGATGGATCTCTCGGTGTTGCGGCCGGACGACCGCGCGCGGTTCATGCAGATCCTTCGCAGCACTGAAGGCGGGCGCCGGATCTTCGTGAGCGTGTTCCCTGGCGACGACGATCCGCTGCTCGAGCAAGACCACATGATCTACGGCCACATGCCGCGGGCCGGCGTGGTGGCCGCGGCCGCGCGCCTGTTCACGACGAAAATTCAACTGCAAGGGTGGTGAACGATGGGACGTTTCAAGACGGGCATGAAGGGGCCCGACGCCATCCGCAAGCTCAACGAGCTGGATGACAGCGTCGCCGGGGCCGTCGATGGCGCCGCTGAGGCCATCCGCCAAGCCGAGGCCGCGCGCGATGACACGTTCACGGCTCGCGACCAGGCGGACGGGTACCGCGCCATCGCGGTGGCGGCGGGCCTGACGGCAACCGAGAAGGCCGCAGAGGTGGAGGCCGGCCGGCAGCAGGTCGCGGCCGACGCTGCCGCCGAGGCGACCGCGCAGGACCGTGCGGCCGTGGCGCAGATCGTCGCCGATGGCGCTGACAGCCTCGGCCAGCAGCTGGCCGCGGGGATCGACGAGATCGGCACCGCGTCGACGACCGCACTGGACGGCATCAGCACGGCGCGCGCTAGCGCGCTGCAGGACCTGAGCCAGGCATCGAGCGCGGCGCTGTCCTCCATCTCGACCGAAGTGGGCAAGGTCACGACCGCCGCGAACGCGTCGGAGCAGTCTCGTGCGCAGGCGGCCGCAGCTGCCGACACGGCCACCGGCAAGGCCGAGCAGACGACGGCCGACGCCCGGGAGACCGCCGCCGATCGGCAGGCCACCGCCCAGGCCCGCAGCGAGGCGGTTGCGGCGGCCGCCACCGCGATCGCGAAGGCACAGCAGACGGCAGCCGATGCCGAAGCGACTGGCGCTGATCGCCAAGCCACGGACGCGGCGCGCGGTGAGGCCGTGACCGCCGCCGGCACCGCGACCTCGAAGGCCCAGGCGACTGCGGCGGACGCCGAGGCAACGGCAGCGGATCGCCAGATCGTAGTGACGGCGCGCGGAGAGGCCATCCAGGGCGCCACCGATGCGCTGGCCGCAGCAGATACCGCCGAGGGTCACGTCGAGGCCGCTGCGGCGATCCTGGCCAGCGTGCAGGCCCACGGCAACGGCTGGACGCCCACCGTTGCGCTGGCGGCGGACGGCGAACGTCGCGTCATGCGCGTGCTGTCCTGGGCGGGTGGTGTGGGCACGCCGCCGGCCGCCGGCTACCTGGCCGAGTCCGGCGTGGTAGCCGACCCGGCCCTTGCGATCAACGTGCGGGGCGGGCGGGGCGCGGACGGCACGGGCACCGGCACCGCCAACAGCGTGAACAATGTCCCGGCCATCGAGGGCAACATTACCCTGCAGATCGGCGACATTCCGGGTCTGCAGGCGGCGCTCGCTGCGGCCGGCCAGGTGAAGACCGTTGCAGGCGTGTCGCCCGGTGCGGACGGCGACGTCCCGCTGACCGCGGCTGATGTCGGCGCGGATCCGGCTGGCACCGCAGCGGCAGAGGTAGAGACGCTGGGGGAGGCGCTCGCCGCCGTCGCCTATACGGGGGCGATGGACGATATCCCCGGCCTGCCGGAAGCTCTCACGGCCGCCAGCGCCGGGTACGAGACCGCATCTGCCGAGCCGCCCGCGAACCCGAAGCCCGGCGACCAGTGGCTCAACACCACGACGGGCATCAGCTACACCTACACGGTCGGGGCGGGGGCGCCCGGCTGGGTCGAGCGCATCCCCGTCGTGACGGCTGGCGGCGAGCCAGGCGGCGCCCGCGCCGACGCGGTGGGGATCACTGCGGTGGGCGACAGCATCACCGCCTACGGATACGGCGAAAAGGGCGACTGGCTCACCCGGCTCTGCTTCTACTCGCACCAGCTTTACCGGCGCCGCGAGACGTTCGCGATCGGCGGCAAGACGGCCCAGGAGATCGAGGCGGAGCTGCTGCCGCAGGTCCTCGCTATGGACCCGCCTCCCCGTGCGTGCGTGGTGGCGGCGGGCAGCAACAACTACTTCGACGACATGACGGTGGACGCGGGCTTCCAGGCGGTCGAGCGCATGTGCTCGGCCCTCGTCGTCGCGGGCATACTGCCGGTCCTGTGGACGGTGCCCCCGCGCGGGGACATCACGGGCAGCCTGCCGCGCATCTGCCGCTGGAACGCCCACGTGCACCGGCTGCGGACGCGCCGCGGCTTCCCGCTGCTGGACGCGTTCGCGGCCCTGGCCGACCCGGCCACGGGCACGATCCCCGCGGCGCTCACCACCGACGGCACGCACCCGACGGACGCGGGCGCCGCGGCGATCGCCAGCTACGCCCTGGCCGACAGCCTGTTCGCGGGCGTCCCGCAGGACGGCGCGCCGCTCATCGCCGCGACGGACCTCGACACCTCGAACCTGATGACGCGCGGCCTGTTCACCGCCGACAGCGGCACGCCCGGCGTCCCGCAGGGGCTGTACTCGTGGGGCACCCACGGCGCCAGCCTGGTGCCCGGCGCGCCCCGGGGGCGCTGGCTGCGGCTCACCAGGTCCGCCGGGGCGGCGCCGAACGACGGCAACGTCGGCATCCCCAACTTCCCCGTTGTCCCGGGCCGCGCCTACGACTTCGTGGGGCGCCTCGAGTCGGCGTTCGACGCCGCCCAGCCCGACACCTTCAACGGCCTGATGGCCCTGGTGTGGCACGACGCGAACGACGTCCAAGTCAAGTTCGAGTGGCTGGTCGGCACGCCGGGCCTCGCGTTGGAGTCTGGGACGTTCTACGTGCGGGCGGTCGCCCCGGCCGGCGCGGCCAAGTGCCTGCCGATCTTCCAGCAGTCGGCCGCGGCCGCCGCGCCCACCGTCGACGCGTGGTTTCAGGTCAACGCCTTGACCGCGCGCGACGTCACCTAACAGGACAGAGAGATGCCCCTCAGCTTTCCCGCAAATCCCCTCGCGGGCCAAGAGTACGAGTTCAACGGCCGGTTGTGGCGCTTCAACGGCGCGGCCTGGGACGCCGTGGCGCGCGCGATCGCCGACCCGACCATCGACGACGTCGAGGGCCTGACGGCGGCGCTCGCCCTCCTCGCCACCAAGGCCGATGTTGGCGACCCGTCCCAGCTGTCGACGGTCACGAAGAACATCGTCGGCGCGATCAACGAGCTACTCGCGAAGCCAGGCTCGCAGGCGTTCACCGGCCAGGTGTCGATCAAGGCCGCGAATGAGACCGGGAACAACCCCCTGCTGGTCTTCCAAGACCCAGCAGGAAACAACGATTACCTGTTCGTTCGCGACGGGGCTGGGAGTTTGCGTCTCCAATCGTTCGATCCGAGCACAAACCTGACGGGCCAGATTCTCTCTTTCAACAAGAGCACGAAGGTCCTGACCCTCAACAACACGGTGATGGCCGCCTCGACCCCTGCTCAAGGGACGAGGGACGGGAGCGTCGCGACCACGCTTGGAGTCCACAGGTCGGCCAAGTCTCAAAATGCCGTGAGCATCACCGGCGACACGACGCTGACCGCCGGCCAGGCCGACTGCGGCACGCTCATGTTGATCGGCACCCTGACGGCCGCAGCCGTGGTGACCGTTCCCAGCGGCGCCAATCGCTGGACGATCTACAACGCGACCTCGGGGGGATTCTCCGTCTCGATCAAGGCGACCTCCTCGACGAACGTCGTCGTCGTCCCAAATCAGCGGCGTCGAAGCCTGTGGACTGACGGATCTGGCGTCTTCCCCCAGGATGATCCGTTGCCGGCCGAGGCCGCGGCCCTCACGAGCAACTTTGCCTTCAACAGCCTGGTCGCGCCCGGGGCGTACTACGGCCTCACCAGTGCAAACGACGCCCCGGTTCCGGGCGTCGCCACTAACTACGCCGTGGAGGTCGAATACCTCGCCAAGAGCAGCGCCACCGACTACTTCTTCGTCCAGACCGCCGTGGACGGCAGCGGGCACGCCTGGACGCGAAGGGCCTGGTACGCCAACGGCACGACGAACACGTGGCCGTGGCAACCCATTCACGGCACGCAGAACCGTACCATCGTCGGGGACACGACGGTCCTCCGCGCCGACGACGGCGCGCACCTCACGATCGTGACCTCGGGGGTCGTCACGCTCCCTGCCGCCGTGGAAAACCCCGGCATGACGGTCACGCTCTACAACGGCTTCACCTCGGTCGTGCTGGTGCAGACGCCCGGCGGGATTGAGACGACAACGAAGTCGGTCATCGGGTTGTACCCGGGGGAGTCGGTCCGCTTTGAAGCCCTTGCCGGGCGGACGTTCTGGAGCACCGCCGGGCGGGCGAAGGTTGTCAAGCTGGGCGAGGTTGGCCCCTACGCGAACGTGGCCTCTGTGGCTCTCACCGTGGGCTTCGACGACCCCGAGTTCAGCCGAATCGAGGTGAACGTCGAACAGATGTACGGCGCCACGGCCACTGCTGCCGCCGCGCTTATCTTTCGGACCAGCACGGGAGACTACACGCTGTTCAACGCGTACGCCTCGGCCCGGGATGGTTCCTCGGGCACAACTCGTTTTGATTACTCCAACCCAGCGACTGCGGCGATTTACCTCACGCCGCCAATCGATGCCGTCGATGGCACGCATTGGGCGACCTTCTCGATTGACATACCCCGCAGCCCAACCGCGTCCGGGTCGGTATTCGGGAAGGGCGTTTTGGTCCGAAATAGGGCCACAACAGCTCCCGCGGCGTACTCGTTCGCCGGCAGTACCACGTTGGCGTCGACATCGATCGTGGGCATGACCCTGAAGATGGCCGCCGGCAACATCGGCGGGCTCGCCCGCATCACCACCTACGGATACCGCACATGACCCTCAAGCACGTAATCGACGGCCAGCTGGTCGACATGACCCCCGAGGAGGAGGCCGCACACCTTGAAGCACAGGCTGCCGCGGCCCCGACGTTCGACGAGCGGGCGAAGGCCCTCCAGGACGCGGTCCAGGAGCACATGGATGCCGCGGCGCGGGCGCGAGGCTACGACGACGTTGCGACTGCTGTCACCTACGCCGAGGAGCCCGCGGTGCCGAAGTTCCAGGCCGAGGGCCAGGCGTTCCGCGCGTGGCGCAGCAAGGTCTGGGCGTTCTGCTACTGGCTGCTCGCCGAGGTGGCTGCCGGCCGCGCGCTGGAACCGACGCCGGCCGCGTTGTTCGCTGTTCTTCCCACCCTGGAGCTACCCGAATGAACCGACTCGCTCTCACCCTGGCCGTGGTGCGGTACGTGCCCTGCGCGCTGTTGTCCATCGTCGCCGTGCTGCTTACCTGGGTGCTGGCGCCGCTGCTCGCGCTGGCCGCCTTCGTCACCGAGGATCCGCACACGAAGCAGGGCGATCTGCCGCGCTGGCTGTCCTGGTTCCAGTCGCACGACTTCCCGCTCGATGAGATCTGGCGGCCGTCGCGCGGTGATGAGCCCTGGCGCACCGACGGGCTGTTCCTGAAGAACTTCGACCGGTTCGTCGGCAAGACGCCGGCCGACTTCCGCGTGTCGCGCTGGCTGCGGTACCTGGCGCGGGTGTACTGGCTGTGGCGCAACCCCGCATACGGGTTCCGCGCGCAGGTCTTGGGCTTCGCGCAGGCCGGCGCCGTCACCGTGCTCAATACGACGCGCGGCGCTGCCTGGGACACCGGCGCGAACAGCTGGGCGCTGTACGTCGCCGAGCGGCCCGCCGCGGGCGTCCTGGTGCGCACCGCTTTCCACCTGCGCGGCCAGCTGTTCTACCGCCGCGGCGGCACGCGGTACGTGCGCATCAACGTGGGATGGAAACTGGTGATGCCCGACACCGCCATGGTGGCCACGCACGTGAACCCGATCCGACGATGGGAGCCTGCAGCGCCCCCGCCCATCCCCGCCACCGACAACCCCTGACCGCCACCTGGCGGTTTTTTTTAGTCTGGAGATCCCATGCCGCGCATCACCCAACAGGAGGCGGGCGGGTCGAACCTGCTCGCCTTCCTCGACATGCTCGCCTTCTCGGAGGGCACGAGCAACTCCCCAACCACGCGTGATGACGGCTACGACCAGATCGTCGGCCGCACACGCTTCACCAGCTACGCGGCGCATCCGCGCGTGTTGGTCGACCTGCCGCGCCTCGGCATCAAGTCCACGGCGGCCGGCCGGTACCAGCTGCTCGCGCGGTATTGGGACGCGTACAGCGCCCAGCTGCGCCTGGCCGACTTCTCGCCGGTGAACCAGGACCGCATCGCCCTGCAGCAGATCCGCGAGCGTCGCGCGATCGACGACATTCTGGCCGGCCGCTTCGATGCCGCCGTGGCTAAGTGCCGGAACATCTGGGCCAGCCTGCCGGGCGCCGGCTACGGCCAGTTTGAGCACGACCTCGACAAGCTGCGCATCGTGTTCGTGCGCGCCGGCGGCCGACTGGAGGCGTGATGGAAGAACTCGGGGGAGTGGCGAATTTGCCGCTGACGGTGTCGGGCATCAGCACAGTGGTGATCGCGGTGCTGGTCGGCGCCTACAAATGGCTGCAGAGCGATCGCCAGGCGCGCGCCGAGGGCAATGCCCGCGTCGAGATGATCGAGTTCCTGCAGGAGCAACTCAAGACCGAGCGCGAACGCGCCGACCGCTTCGCTGGCGAGCGAAACGGGCTGTACGAGCGCATCGGCGAGATGACCGGAAAGATCGAGCGGCTCACGGCTCAGATCGAGCTGCTGCAGGCCAAGGTCGACAAATTGGAAGGAAAACCATGACGACGGAATGCAAGCACGACCGAGGTTGGTGGAAAGTGGTGCCGGTGGTGTCCCTGCTGCTGCTGATCGCGCTGGGCGGTGCCGTGGCTGGATATTCCGGCGCCCGCATCGAGCTGGCTGCGGCGGTGACTGCCGCCCAGGACCAGCACCGCGCGGAGATCGACCGGTTGCAGGCCGCGACCGCCGCGCTGCTGAGGAGCAAGGAGGAGCAGCTAGGGTGGTTATCTGGCCGCCTGATCGAGCTCACCGCCACCACCGGCACCGCGGCGCGCACTTCCGAAGCTGCGGCGAAGACCTCCGCGCGTGCAGCTGCTGGTGCTGCGGCGGCAGCCAAGGCCGCGGGCGCCACGGCGGCGGCGGTGGCAAAGCGGCCGGCCGTGCCCGAGGAGGCGCGCCGCGAGCTGAATGCCGCGATCGAGCAGGCCAACCGCGCCATCGTGGAGCCGACGCCATGAGGGCCTCGCTGATCGTGATGGTGCTGGTGCTGGCCGCGTGCAGCACACCACCGGTGGCGCCGCCGTGCCCGCCGCTCCCGCATTTGGCAGCCGACGCAGAGCCCGTCGCCCACATGCGCGTCATGGCGCATATGTACCAGCAATGCGCGCGAGGTCGGGCATGACGGCGGCGCCGTGGAAGGTGGCGGCCGGCCTGCTGCTGACCGCCGTGCTGGCACTGCTCGTGGCGGTGGTGAGCATCGCGTCCGCGCGGAACGAGGCACGGCGTGCGCGGGATACAGCCGTGGCGGCGGTGGGCGTGCTGGCCGGAGACCTGGCGCAGTGCCGCGGCAATACGGCGACGCTGGAGTCCGGCATCGAGGCGCAGAACAAGGCGGTAGCTGACCTGGCCAAGGCCGCGCGCACGCTCAAGGGACGCGGCGAGGAGGCGCTGCGGGCCGCCCAGGCAACGACGGGCGAACTGAAGGCACAGAACGGCGTGCTGCAAGAAATCATTCGAAACGACAAAACCGGAGACATGCGATGCGACATTTGATGCTGCTCGCGGCGCTCTGTAGCGCTGGATGCGCGACCAATGGGCCGGTGCCCGAGCCGGTGGTCCGTACCGTGGAGGTGAGGGTACCGGTGGCCGTGCCCTGCATCGAGACCATGCCCACGCGGCCGCTCATCTATACACGGGCCGAGATCCTGGCGAGGCCGAACGCCGAGGCCGCCGCTTTGCTGCTCGACCAGGTCAATGTGCGGGACGGCTATATCGGAGAGCTCGAAGCGGTGGCGGCGCCGTGCGCTGCAACCGAGTTCCCCTTTCATTCTTCGGCGCATTAG